GGCTCTCCGAGGTGCGGAGGGTCAGAAGGTTCCGGCCTAGTCACTGTGTGAGATACCCGCCCGAGGCGCGAGGCTGAGGGCTTGACCGAGGTAGCGCGAGGCTGCCGAGGGGTGATGGTTCATGCCACGAGGTGGTCATGCACGTTCTGGCCCGCCGATTGATCCGAACTCGGGCCGGTCGGAGCGCCGAGGGATCAAGTTCACGGCGCTGCCGGCGTCTGGTTACGACGGCCCTGTGCCGGAGTGGCCGCTGCCGAAGCGCGTCATCTGGCACGAGTGGTTCGAGGACAAGAAGAAGGTCCGCGAGAACGACCACGCCGCCACCGAGCAGGTCGCCGAGCGCGAGGCTGAGTTGTGGGCGTGGGCGTGGCGCACTCCGCAGGCGTGTGCGTGGGCGCAGCCGTCGGAGTCGTGGCGCCTGCACACGATCGCGATGTGGGTGCGGACGTTCGTGCTGTGCGAGTCGTCCGAGGCGACGGCGGCAGACAAGGGCAGCCTGCACCGGTTCGCGGACCAGATCGGTATGTCGCCGGCCGGTCTCAAGGAGAACGGCTGGGTGATCGCCAAGGACGAGTTGGGCGAGAAGCGCGCCGAGTCGTCTGAGGATGCGAAGCCTGAGCCTGCCAGTGGGTCGGCGCGGTCCCGCGTGAAGGTCATCGCGGGCGGTGCCTGACGAGCTGCGGATCGACTTCGATCCCCTGCACACTCTCGGTTTCCTTGCCGTCGACTGGATTGAGGCGCACTGCCGGGTCCCTGGCGGGGTCTACGAGGGTGAGCCGCTGGTCCTGCGCGGTTGGCAGCTCGAGGTCAACGTCCACCACTACCGGATCAAGCCAAGGGCGGTCGTTGATCCGCGCAGGCTGTTGGCGCCGTTCCACTACCGCCGCTCGGTGATTGTGGGTCCGCAGAAGTCGGGCAAGTCGCCGATGGGTGCCGCTTGGCTGCTGTTCGAGGCTGTCGGCCCGGCGTTGTTCGCTGGTTGGGCGACTGGTGGTGAGGTGTATCGCTGCGCCGACCACGGATGCCCCTGCGAGTTCGAGTACCGCTACGAGCGGGGCGAGGCGATGGGCACCCCGCGGCGGAAGTCGCTGCTGGGGCTGCTGGCGTTCGCGGAGTCGCAGACAGCCAACGTGTACGAGCCGTTGCAGACGATGATCCACGGCAGCGAAGCGCTGTCGTCGTTCATTTTCGTGCGTGAGGGTTTCATCCGCCTGCCGAACCGGGGCAAGATCGTGCCCCTGTCGCGGGCTGCACAGTCCAAGTTGGGCCAGCCGCTCACGGGCGGCCTCGGGGACGAGTCGGGGCTCTACACGGCGTCGAACAAGGTGTTGGACGCGTGGCAGACGATGCGTCGTGGCATCGCGGCCATGCAGGGCCGCACGATGGAACTGACCAACCCGTGGGACCCGATGGAGAACTCGGCGGCGCAGCAGGCATTCGAGTCGGCTCGGCCGGACATCTATCGGTACTACCGCAAGCCGCCGGCGGACCTGTCCTACGCGAATAAGCGGGACCGGTCGAAGATTCACCGCATCGTGTACGAAGACTCTCCCTGGGTGGACCCGCACACGATTGACGCGGAGGCCGCGGAGCTGGTCGAGACTGACCCAGCGCAGGCTGAAAGGTTCTTCGGTAACCGGCTCGTGCAAGGCTTGGGCGCGTACCTCACGGACGCACTGTGGGGCGATGGCGTCGATGTTGACGTGCCGGATGGGACATCGGTCGCTGGCGGTTTCGACGGGTCGCGGTCGGGTGACTGGACGGCCCTGCGGTTGGAGACGATCGACGGGCACCGCTTCACACCGACGTATGGCCCGGACTCACGGCCGACGGTGTGGCGGCCGGAGCAGTGGCCCGAGGGTCGCATCCCTCGCGGTGAGGTCACGGCGGCTGTCGATGAGGTGTTTCGCCGCTACAGGGTGAAGCGGTTCTACGTGGACCCGCGCTACTTCGAGACGCAGGTGGACTCCTGGGCGGCTGAACACGGTGAGGAAGTCGTGGTGCAGTGGCCGACGAGCTCGATCGGGCGCACGTTCCCGGCACTGCTGCGGTTCCGTGAGGACTTGGCAGAGGGCTTGACGACGCACTCAGTTGACGATGCCGCGAAGGGGTGCGCTCTGGCCGCCCGCAAGGTCGCCAAGCCGGGCGACAAGTTCATTCTCGGCAAGCCTGCCGAGCACATGAAGATCGACATTCTGATGGCCGACATTCTCGCCCACGAGGCAGCCGCTGATGCCCGGGGCGCTGGCTGGGGCGATGACTCTGGCCCTTCCATCTTTTTCCTGCGTTAGACCTTGATCGGAGGGATTCGTGGCGCTCTCACCCTCCGAGATCCAGACCATCGACCGGCTGCGCCAGCAGTGGGAGTCTCAAGGCAAGGCCGATGAGCTGAACCTGCGCTACTACCTGGGTCGACAGCGTGTCGAACAGTTGGGCATGGCCATCCCGCAGTCGATGCGCCGGTTCCTCGTGGTAGCGAACTGGCCGCGAGTTGTCGTGGACACGATGCGGTCACGGCAGCGGATGCGTTCAATGATGCTGGCCGGCGAGGACACGGTGAACCCGCAACTGCTGGCTGCCCGTCGCGCCACCAACCTCGACGCCCACTTGGCGATGTTCGAGACGGATGTGCTCGTCTATGGTCGCGGTTTCCTGTCGTGCGGGTCGAATGAGGCCGCGACAGGCTCGCCGCTCGTGCGTGCGGAGTCGCCGCGCCAGATGGTCGCCGAGGTTGACATTCGCACCGAGACGATGCTGGCGGCGGCGCGCTTCTACGGGACAGACGAGCGGACCAACGTCACCCCGACCAACGTCACGTTGTACCTACCCGAGGTGACCGTTTGGGTTGCTCGAGGTGGTGATGGTCGCTGGGTCGAGGTGGATCGCGACCCTCACGGCCTTGGCCGTGTGCCGATCGTGATGCACCTGAACCGGCGCAGGTCGGGCGAGTGGGCTGGCGAGTCCGAGATGAGCGACATCATCCCGATCACGGACGCGGCGGCGCGGTCGCTGACGAACATGCAGTTTGCGCAGGAGTCGCACGGCATCCCGCGCATGTGGATGACGGGGGTCGCTAAGGGTGACTTCGTCGATGCGAGCGGCAAGCCGATTCCGCAGTTCGAGGCGTACTTCAACGCGATCCACACCCTGACCAAGGCAGAGTCGAAGGTCGGGCAGTTGGAGGCCTCTGACCTTAAGAACTTCGAGACCGCGCTCAACGTGTACGGGTCGCAGGCCTCGATCGTGACCGGTTTCCCGTCGCGGTACTTTGGGCACTTCACGGCGAATCCGCCGAACGAGGCGAGCATGAAGGCCGATGAGGCGCAGCTCGTGTCGCGGGTCGAGGATCAGACGACGCAACTCGGAGTCACCCTCGGGTGGCTCGGCGGTCTCATGTGGCGCTTCATGACCGGCGACTGGCTGGACGGCAATGCCGTGACGGTCGACTGGTTTGACGCGTCTACCCCGACGGTGGCGCAGCGCGAGGACGCGCTCATGAAGCGGCGTAGCGTCGGCGTGCTGTCCAGGGAGGGCTACTGGGATGAGCTCGGCTGGTCGGAGCCGCGGAAGGCCAAGGAGCGCCAGTATCTCGAGGCCGAGGCGTTGGACCCGCTGCTGGCCTCGCTGACGCGCCCGGTGACCGGCGATGCTCAAGTCGGCGGTTGAGCACTACCGCAACGAGCAGCGGATCACTGCGGCCGGCGTGGTTGCTCTCCGTCGCGTGCGTTTCGACACGCTGGACACTCTCACTCGGACTATGGCGGCATTTCAACTGCTCGCTGCACGGGAGGCGCTGCGCGCCTTCCCATTGATGCTGTCCGAGCAGAACGTGGACGCGCCGGCCGAGGCGACTCCCGTCGCTGCTGCGCTGCTCGGGTCGGCGTCGGACGGGCGCGACATTCGGGGCCTGTTGGATTTCACGCGAAGCAGTTCCGTGACTGCCCAGGCGTTCGACCTGATCGTGACGACGCAGTTGCAGGATGTGGCGCGGCAGGCGTCGTCGATCGCGCTCGGGTCACGGCCTGCGGTGGACGGCTACGTGCGGATGCTCAACCTGCCGTCGTGTTCGCGGTGCGCGGTCCTGGCTGGCAAGTTCTACCGCCGCAACCGCGGCTTTGCCCGGCATCCGAAGTGCGACTGTCGTCACGTGCCGGCGACCGAGGACACCGCCGGCGATCTGCGGACGGACCCGAACCGCTACTTCGACAGCCTCGACGCGACCCAGCAGGACGCCATCTTCACCAAGGCGGGCGCCGACGCGATCCGCCGAGGTGCCGACGTCGCGCAGGTCGTGAACGCACGTGCCGGCATGTCCACGGCGCAGGTCGCCACCAGGGGACCGGGTGACCGCTGGACCGCGTCCGGGCGACTAACCCGGTCGGGCGCGTTCGGGCAGGGCACCTACACGACCACTGAGGGCATGACGACACGAGGGGCGGCCTACGGCGCCCGTGGCGGCAAGAAGGTGCGCCTCATGCCCGAGTCGATCCTCGAAATCGCTGAGGACGACGCAGAGGTGCTGCGGCTGCTCAAGGCGCACGGCTACCTCACCTAGACCAACCCCAGCGCGAGGCCGGGGCCTTCTCCAAGAGGGAGAACCAATGTCGGAGACGACGACCGAGACGACCACGCCCACACCCAAGGCGGTCGCGGAGGCGGCCGAGAAGGGCAGGCACGGCGAGACGCCCGAGCAGACCATCGAGGCTCTGCGGGCGGCGCTGGCCAAGGCCAACGATGAGGCGAAGGAGAACCGTCTCAAGGCAACCGAGCTGGACCAGATCAAGCACGCGCAGATGAGTGAGCTTGAGAAGGCCCAGGCGGCGATGCAGACCGCTGCACAGGAGGCAGCGGCCGCGAAGGCGGAGGCGCTGAGGTGGCGCATCGCCGCCAAGCACGGCATCAGCGATGAGGACGCCGAGACGTTCCTGACCGGCAGCGACGAGGAGTCGCTGACGAAGCAGGCGCAGCGGCTCGCCTCGCTCGCCACCTCGTCCAATCCGGCGACCCCCAAGCCTGACCTGACCCAGGGCGGGCAGGGCGCTCCGACGCCCGCACTCAACTCCGATGCGCTTGAGGAAGCGCTGAGGTCCAAGCTCGGCATCGCGTGATGCCGCGACCGTCCTAGGAGGACACCATGGCGATCACCGCCGCAACCAAGACCTCCGACTTCTCTGGGTTCCTGACCCGCGAGCAGTCCGAGGCGATCTTCGAGAAGGCCGCCCAGCAGTCCGTCGTGCAGCGACTGGCCCGTCGTGTGCCGCTCGGCATCAACGGTCAGTCCATCCCCGTCGTCACCGGCAAGGTGAGCGCCGGGTGGGTCGCTGAGGGCGCGCAGAAGCCTGCCTCGCAGGGTTCCATCGCGCTCAAGACGATGGACCCGAAGAAGCTGGCCGCGATCGCGGTCGTCTCTGCCGAGGTCGTCCGGGCCAACCCGGGCGGCTACATGGACCTGCTGCGCCCGCAGATCGCGGAGGCCTTCGCCGTCGCGTTCGACGCGGCTGCGCTGCACGGCACCGCGTCGCCGTTCTCGACCAACCTCGACACCGGGTCGTCCACGCAGGAGTTCACCGGCACGGCGCCGGCGTTCACCTCGGTCTACACCGACCTCAACGCCGGTCTGGCCACTCTCGTCAACGCTGGCAAGAAGCCGAACGGCTGGGCCTGGGACTCGCGCATGGAGCCGGTGTTCAACGGCGAGCGCGACACCGCAGGTCGCCCGCTGTGGATCGACGCGCCCGCGGTCGAGACCAACGCGCCGCTGCGCGAGGGTCGCCTCTTCGGTCGCGCCTCCTTCATGGGTGACGGTGTGTACGCCGCCACCCCGAAGATCTACGGCTACCTCGGTGACTGGACGCAGGTCGCGTGGGGTGCCGTCGGTGGCATCTCCTACAAGGTGTCCACCGAGGCGGCGGTCACGATCAACGGCACGCTCGTGTCGCTGTTCGAGAACAACCTCGTGGCGATCCTCGCGGAGGCCGAGTATGGCTTCCTCGTCAACGACGCTGCGTCGTTCGTCAAGTTCACGAACGCGACCTGATCATGGCGGCCCGCAAGCCCGTGACGACCGATGACGCGGCCGTCGAGGCGACCGCCGACGACGTGCGCGCCACTGTCGAGGACGGCGAGTACATCAAGGTCAAGAGCCCCTTCGGGGACGTGACGACGGTGCCTGCCGGCATCCTCGGCGCGCTCCTCGAGTCGGGCTACAGCAAGTCCAAGTGAGAAGGGTGGGGCGGTCATGGCAGTGACTCCCGACATGATCGCGGTCGCGCTTGGCCGCCCCACTCCCACGGGCCAGCAACTGGCCCAGTGGACCTACTGGGCCACTGAGGCGCAGCGGATCATCCACGCTCGCGCTGTGCGTCTCGGCGTGGACCCGGCCAGCCTCGACGAAGAAACACTGGACAGCGTCGTCGTGCGTGCGGTCGTGGCGATGGTCCGCAACCCCGACGACGCCACCCAGGTGAGCGTGTCCGTCGATGACGGCAACACGGCTCGCACCTACCGCTCCAGCGACGGCGAGGTTTCCATCAAGGACCGATGGTGGGACGAGCTCGGGCTGCTCGACGCCCAGGATGCTGAGGCATACAGCGTGCAGGCCACGTTCGAGCCGGACATCGCTGGTTCCGACCTCTGGTGGCCGTGATGCTCGGTGACGACATCGCCCGCGCCCTGCCTGAACTGCGAGCCCACGCCGAGTCGCGCATGAAGACACCGTGCGAGGCGCGCCCGGTCGTGGGTGTCTCGTCGAATGGTTCGGGCGACGACGTGATCGAGTACGGCCCTGCGATCTACGTGGGCATGTGCCGGCTGCGGAACCGCGGTGGCGCGGCGACGGTGGATGCGCAATCTGCGGACTCGACCCGCGTCGTGGACCGGATCGAATGGCACATCCCGCACGACGCGCCGGAGGTGCAGCCGGGGACTGTCGTGCTCATCGAGGGAGTGCCGAGGTTCCGGGTCCTTGAGTGGGCTGACGGGGACGACCTCACGGCTCGGCGCTACCCGGTGGAGCGTGTCTCGTGACCATCGAGATCGACCTGAGCGAGCTGACCATGTTCGGGCGCGACCTGGAGCGGTCAGGCGTGGACATCGTCAAGGGTGTGAAGCCGGTCGTGGCCAAGGGTGCGCTCAACGTGAAGAACGGGATGCGCGCCGACATGGCAGGGTCGGGCCACTTCGGGCAGGTGGCGTCGTCGATCACCTACGAAACTCGCGATGGTGCCGGATGGGCGGAGGCCGAGGTCGGCCCTGTCACTGCGGGGCGTACGGTGGGTGACCTCGCGCACATCGCCTACTTCGGCGGCTCCCCGGCTGGTGGAGGGACGGTGCGTGATCCGCAGGTCGTGCTCGAAGAGGAAGCGCCCCGGTTCGAGAAGGCCATCACAGACGTGATCGAAGGCCTGCTGTGATTGCTCACCTGAACGCCGTGAAGGCGCGCATCGATGCACTGGGCTTTGAGGTCCACATCGCCCACGCGGCGACGTCCTCGACGAAGTACGTCGTGCTCTCCGCGCCCGGTTGGGGCGCCTCGGACGAGATGCCGGTGTGTGGGGTCTCTGACGTCCTCGACGCCGACTTGCGCGTGAAGGCCGTGACGGGCACCGCGACGGGCGTCCTCGAGATGCTGAACCTGATCCGCGCCGACCTGTCGCCGGGCTTGCGATCCGCGCCCCTGTCGGTGCCAGGGCGGGTGTCGTCGACGAAGTTCACGCGCTCCGAGTTCGTGGCCGCTGACACGACGACAACGACCACGGCCACCAATCGACACCCGGTACAGGGCGTCGACACGTACCGACTGGTCTCGCACTCAATCTGACCCTGCAACAACCCAGGCCCTCGCATCCGCGGGGGCCTTCCGTATGCCCCAGAAGGAGACCCGTCGTGGCCCGATTCGTCGAGGTCGCAGTGAAGGCGACCGGCAACAAGCAGCGCATTCCTGCGCACTGGCTCGACCACCCCGTCCTGTCCGAGCCGTTCCGAGAGCTCCCCTCCGCCAAGAAGGCGCAGGAGAAGGCCAAGGCGCCCGCCAAGGCCGCAACCATCGACGCCCCGGCCGCCGGGGACAACGAGAAGGAGTAAGGCATGGCCGGTATCCGCGTCCTCGCCGACGAGCACATCAAGTTCACCATCCTCACGGCCAAGCCGGCCAACCCGGCCGCGCCAACCGCCGCCGAACTGAACGCCGGCATCGACGCCTCGTGCCTCGTGCTGGCCGACAACTTCCAGTGGTCCGCCGCGGACTCCGAGCGGGTCGGGGAGCGAGCCCTGTGCGAGGCGACCGCTGCCGAGTCCCCCGGCATCGGCAACTACAACATCGGGTTCTCCTACTGGCGCTGGTTCGACTCGACCACAGGTGCCGCCGACGCGACCACGGACCTGATCCACCCCGCCGTCAAGGAGAAGGGCACGAGCCTGTGGGGCTACGTGCGCCGCACCGGCAAGGAGCACTCCGCCGCGTGGGCTGCCTCGGACGAGATCCAGCTGGGTGGCGAGTTCGTCACGGACACCCCGCAGGCCCCGGACGGGTCCGGCTTCATCAAGTACACGCTCCCCTGCATGGCGCAGGCGATGCACGACTTCATCACGGTCGCTGCTGCCTGACCTCGACGCCTGCCGCGCTCGTCTCTGGGACGGGTGCGAGCGCGGCAGGTCCACCTGTCCCTAGCCTGTCCCGGAAGTGAGTAGCGCCATGACGACTGAGCGCAGTCTCGGCGACCCGAACACTGGCCATGCCGGCGAAGAACGCGGCGACCTGACCCTTGACGAGTGGATCGACGGCGTGCGCGCCTACCGCCTGCCGGTGACGGTGACCCTCGTGAAGGACGATCCGACCGGTGAGCGGACACAACGTCTGCTGGACCTCGCGGACCAGATCGACGCCTTGCCGGATGGTCCCGAGGTTGACGCGCTGATCGAGGAAGCGGAGGCGCTTCAATCTGCGCTCGTGACGCGGCAGACGTTCGTCCTCGAGCAGCGGTCTCGTGAGCGTCGTGCCGAGACCGCGAAGGCTGCGCTCGAAGCGGTCGGGATCGACCCGGCCGCGGATGACGGGAAGCGCACGCGATCTCAGGCGTTGCAGATCGGCATCCGCGTCCTGCTGGACCAGATCGTTGAGCCCCAGGGCGTCACGCTGGCGCAACTCGCGGCGATCTGTGAGAAGGCCGAAGACGCGGCTGATCTGCTCGCGTCCAAACTGGAAATGGTCAACGCTGGCGCGAGCAAGTCACCTGTGGCGCTGCGGGATTTCTCCAAGCGCGGCTCGCGGAGCCGGCCAACGAAGGCATCTTGACGGCAGTCCGGTTCGCTAATCGCCGCAACCTCCCCCCGTCGCGTGTGCTCGGGCTGTCGTGGCCTGAGTGGGGCGAGACGGACGTGGCGCTCGGCCTCGCTGCTGAGGACGTGGACGCGGACCGGTGCGGCTGTGGCTGTGGCTTCCCACGGTCGGTCGCCCACGATCCGAGCATCCGGGATCGGGTCGTCGTGGACGCCGAGCGGTGCATGGTCCGTGCCGAGGTAGAGGCGTTCCGCAAACGGGATGACCCCGACCCGGACATGGTGATCCGCATCGAGATCTTGCCTGAGGGTCAGACCCGGGCCGACTCGGAACGGTCGGCTTACGAGGTGCTCAAGGCGCGGATGTTGGGCGCTTCCGCCTAAACGTGAACCACCCCAATGCCGCAGCAACGATCAGTGCCGCCACTGCCGTCACGGGCTCGCCAGCCGCGAAACCGGCCCACGTGAACACGAGGGCCATGAGGAAGGCGAGCACCTTTAGCGCCCAAAGAAGGTCGCGCTTCGTGTTGCTCATGACTCCCATTGAACCGCAGCGGAAGAGGTGACGCATGACCGAGCGCAGCATCGTCGCCAAGATCCGGGCTGATGTCACGGGTTACGTGTCGGGGATGAAGCAGGCCAAGGTCGCCACCGATCAGGTGGGTGAGTCGGCCAAGCAGTCCCAGGCGAAGGCGACGGGCGCGTTCGGACGGCTCGGGGCACTGGCCAAGACCAACGCTGACGACCTCAATCGTGTCGGGACCGCCGCGATGGTCGCGGGCGGCGCGATCGTCGCTGGACTTGGCTACGGCGTGAAGGCTTTCGCGGACTTCGACAAGGCGATGTCGTCGGTGTCGGCGGCCCTGCCTCAGGCGGGCGCTCAGATGGGCGCGCTGCGGCAACTGGCGATCGACCTTGGGAAGGACACGCAGTACAGCGCGTCTGAGGCGGCTCAGGGCATCACGGAACTGGCGAAGGCGGGCGTCTCCGCTGAGGCCATCCTCGGCGGCGGGCTCAAGGGTGCTCTCAACCTGGCCGCATCGGGACAGATGGACGTGGCGGAAGCGTCGGAGACTGCCGCGACCGCCATGACGATGTTCAAGCTGTCCGGGAAGGATGTGCCGCACATCGCGGACCTGCTCGCGGCGGGTGCGGGCAAGGCTCAGGGCTCAGTGCGTGACCTCGGCATGGCGCTGAAGCAGGCCGGTCTCGTCGCGTCTCAGACGGGGCTCTCGATCGAGGAGACCACGGGCGGTCTCGCGGCGTTCGCGTCGGCGGGACTCATCGGGTCCGACGCGGGCACGTCGTTCAAGTCGATGTTGCAGCGACTCACCCCGCAGTCCAAGGAAGCCGAGAAGGCCATGGCCGACCTCGGGATCTCGGCCTACGACTCGCAAGGCAATTTCATCGGGCTCGCACAGTTCGCCGGCAATCTGCGCGACTCGCTGTCAGGCTTGACCACTGAGCAGCGGAACGCTGCCATGGCCACCATCTTCGGATCTGACGCGGTCCGGGCCGCCTCCGTCATCTACGAACAGGGCTCCTCTGGCATCCAGTCGTGGATCGACCAGGTGAATGACGCCGGGTATGCCGCTGAGCAGGCTCGCAAACTCACGGACAACTGGTACGGCGACCTCGAGCGGCTCTCTGGTGCCGTGGACACGGTGTTCGTGCAGAACGGGTCCGCTGCCAATGATGCTCTCCGGTCGCTGACGCAGACCGTTGAGGGCGCGGTGGAGGCGTTCGGGTCTCTGCCGGGCTGGGTGCAGCAGGGCGCGCTCGGGCTGACAGGCATCACGGGTGTGGCGCTGCTCGCGGGTGGTGCGTTCCTCAAGGTGGTCACGTCGGGTCGGGAGCTGCTCGACTCGCTTGATGCGATCCATGCTCGCGGCGGGAAGGCTGAGGCTGGGTTGAACGCGGCCGGTCGTGGCGCAGCGTTCCTCGCCAAGGGTCTCGTGGCGGTCGGGCTTGCGATGCAGACGACGCGCTTCATGGACGGCCCCAGCGAGATGGGGGTGAACCAACTCACCCGCGATCTGTTGAAGTCGGCCGACGCGGTGGATGTCCTCAACAAGTCCGTGAGTGACGCGTCTTCGGACTCGTGGATTGTGTCGTCGCGGGTCAAGGAGTTCGGCGACGTCCTCAAGTACACGTTCGACCCGAGTGTTCTCGATCACGTGGATGGGTTCTTCGGCTCGATCCAGTCGTTCTTCACGGGCGACGACTTCTCGGACATTGGGGTGGCCACTGATCGCCTCAAGGAGGTTGACGCCACCCTTGCCTCGCTTGCATCGTCCGGGTCGGGCGATGAGGCGGCGCGGATATTCTCCCAGATCGCCGAGGCGGCCAAGTCGCAGGGCGTCGACATTGAGGAACTGAAGCGGAAGTTCCCGCAGTACGCCGAGGCGATGGCCGGCGCTGAGGTTCAAGGTCAGGCGACCGCGGACACGATGGGCGAGATCGGTACGAGCGCCAAAGACGCGACTGTGTCCGTGTCTGACCTTGCGGACGCGGTTCGCGGATTCGGCAACTCGGCCATCTCTGCCGAGGCCGCTGAGGCCGCATTCCAGGCCGCGGTCGATGACGCGGCGGCTTCTGTCCGGGAGCATGGCCAGACCGTCGATGAGAGCCGCACGAAGATCGACCTCAGCACTGAGGCTGGTCGAGCCAACAGCGGCGCGCTGAGGGAACTCGCGTCATCCACGCGGGATTCTGCGGCGGCCATGATCGAGAACGGTGGGGCGGCTGCCGACGCGGCGGCGAAGGTAGAACAGGGTCGTCAGGCGTTCGTTGAGTCGGCCATCCAGATGGGCTTGACCGAGGCCGCAGCCAACGCTCTCGCGGACCAGTACGGTCTCATCCCGTCGCACGTGGAGACGTTGGTGTCGGCCCCGGGTGCGACGCAGGCTTCGAGCGAGGTGGGCAACTTCACTCGCATCGTCAACGGCGTGCCGCGGTTCGTGTCGACGACGGTGCGAGCGAGCGTTTACGGACTCGGAGACCTCGAATACGCCCTGTCGCTGATTAGGCAGATGAACGCCGCCGGTGGGCGATACGCCGTGGCGGGCGTGTCCACTCGTGGCGGGTCCACGATCAACGCTGACGGCGGTCTCTATGACCTCGCGGCGGGGCGGCTGTGGAAGTCGTACGCGTCGGGCGGTGTGGCGTCGCTGCCGTCGATCGGGTGGCAGCAGCCGCAGATCCAGCCGAACCGTGGGCCTGCTGGCATCCAGTGGTCCGAGACGGGGGCTGGGCCGTGGGAGGCGTACACGTCGGGGCATCCGTTGAAGCGTGCCCGGTCGAGGGCCATCACAGAGGAAGTGGCGGCTCGCCTCGGCGGGCAGGTGTCGTGGGAGTCGTACGCCGAGGGGGCCATTCGAGGCGCGACGACGTACACAACTCGGAACGTCGGCTCGTCATCATCTTCCCCCACTGGTCTCGACCCTGCCATCATCCGCGCCGCCCTCGACGGGGCGACGCTGCGTCTCGGTCCGGTGGATCCGATCACGCGTGAGGTTGCGGCCACTCTTCTCACTGCTCAGCGGAGGATCTGATGGCTGTCGCACTGCGCGGATACACCCAAGGGTCCCGCATCTCGGGCGGTGTGACCGTGCCGTGGCCTGCGGGGACGGTCGCCGGGGATGTGGCGCTGATCCACATCGGCGGGGCGTCTCGTGCGCCTGACCTGGCGTCGACCGATGGTGGCGGGTGGACTCCGGTGGGGCACAAGGCATGGTTTCGAGTGCTGACGAGCGCCGATGTTGCCCTGACCGGGCCCGCGGTGACTGGCTCGCACGTGAAGTTGCAGACTTTTTCCGGCGCGGGCGGCGTGGGGCGCACGTCCAGTCAGAACGGGCTCACGACAACTGTTCCCGGTGGCGGGGTGTGGTTCGATGGGGCGCGCCCGTCGTCGGGGATCGCGCCGTCGACGTACCGTCTCGGGGCCGAGTGGACCGATGGGTCCGGGTGGGCTCAGGCCGCGTTCTTCGTTCCTGCCGCGTCGGCCGGGTGGGTGGCGCTGCCGGGTGTCGCGTCGGGGGTGGAGGCGTACTCCTACGAGATCCTGCCGCTGTCCGCGCCTGCCGCGCCGACGCTGGTTGCGCCGCTGGCTGGGGCGACCGTGGACGAGGGCAAGCCGGTCGCGTTCTCATGGCAGCACCAGTCCCAGCAGCCACAGATCGGTTTCCGTCTGCAGACGTTCCGCAACTCGGATGCGTGGACCCGGTATGCCACAGGGTCGGGGCTGTGGTCTGACGATGACACGGTGGTCATCTCGGGGCAGCAGTCGATCACGATGACGGGTGTCCCGTCCGGGGATCAGTGGCGCGTGCAGACGCAGTCGGCGCAAGGTTGGTCGGCGTGGTCGCCGTGGCGGTCGTGGACGCTGCGCTCCCCGGCGACGCTGGGGCCGGTCACGGTGACCGCTCCAGCCGGGGACCTGTCGCCGGAGGTGTCTTGGTCGGTGACGTCAATGTGGTCGACGGCGACCGCGCACCGGGTGCGGGTGACGCCTGCCGCGTCGACGGACCCGGACCAGGGCCGCATCTACGACTCCGGCGTGATCCCGAACGCGGTCAGTCCCGACGTGGTGCCCTCCTCGACGCCGTGGACCAGCGGCGCGGCTATGCGGGTGTGGCTGGACGTGTGGGACAACTACGGCCTGACCTCCCAGGCGTCCGCAACGTTCACGGTGTCGTGGACCCCACCGGCCGCGCCTGGCATCTCGGCGGCGGTGGGTGACCCGCCCTTGGTGACCGTGACAGGCCTGACCGTGGGCCAGCCCGTGCAGGTGGAGCAGCGCCTCGACGGCGTGACGTGGACCCCGCTGGTGTCCACGACCGCGACCGCGACAAGCATGGCGTTCGGGTCGCCGCTGGCGATGACCGGGCAGCCGGTAGCGTTCCGGGCGCGGACCTCGACGGTAGTCGACGGGGTCACGCTGTGGTCCAACTGGTCCCCCATCGCGTCCGTCGTGCAGGCCCCCTTGTGTGGCTACCTCGTGGACGACACGGACCGGTCGGTGTATCTGCGGGTGCATCTGCGCTCCGATGAGGAGCGGGTCCGCATCCAGGGCATCACCGTGTCGGTGGGCCTCGGCGCGACCTCGGCCCGGATTGACTCCACGGTGGAGGCGGGCCAGTCCTCGACGACCGTGTTCGCGACGGGCGACGAGGCGGAGCGGGCTGCGCTCATGGCGTGGCTCGCGGCGCGCGCTGTGTGGTGGATCACGTGGCCCCCCAACCGAGGCGAGCCCCTGCCGTCGCTGCGGGTCGCGCGCACCAGTGCCCGGCGTGAGCAGCGACGGCACCAGACGATCCTCTCCGGCGAGTACGACGTGCCGGTGTCGTGGGTCGAGCAGTCGGGGGCGTGAGTCGTGCCCATCCTCGGTCTCGCCCCGTCCGCCCCGGCCCCCGAGGCTCCGGCGTCGACGCTGTGGTCGGACGCGCTCGAGACCTACCGGGCGGCCGTGAAGGCGCCGCGGCGGGTCACGGCGTCCCGCGTGGAGGCGCTCGCCCTGTCGGGGGCGTCACTGGGTGACGTGCCGTGCGAGTCGGTGCGGGTGTCGTTCGACGGCGAGCAGACGGAGCAGTGGCGCGCGTCCTTTGTCTTCACCGACCCGGCCATGGTGCCGGTGTCGTCGTCGTCGGCGCTGGATGGCCGGTCGGGGACGCGGCTGCGGGTGTGGTGGCGCGTCGAGACTCCCACGGGCTGGCTGGAGGTCCCCTGCGGCACGTATGTCGTGGAGGACCCGACGATCACGGACTCGACGGCGCTGTCGACGGCGGTGCCGGGGCTGGACCCGCTCGCGGTGGCGCGTCGTGGCCGGTACGGCGGGACTGTCATCAACGTCGGCGGGCTCACCGTCTCCGCCGCTCTCGCAAGGCTTTTCGGGGTGCTCGTGCCCGGCTACCCCGTGAGCATCGACCCGTCCACCGTCACACTCCCCGAGCATTACGAGCTGTGGGACCGGGACCCGTCCGAGGACTGGACCGAGATCGCGGCCATGGCGGGGATGCGGGTGCGCACTGACCGGTGGGGTGTCATCACGGTCTGCCCGGAGCCGGACCCGCAGGCGCTCGCCGCGGACTGGCAGGAGGGTCCGGCGTGTCCGGTCACTGGCCTGTCCTCTACGATCAAGACCTCGACGATCCCGCGGCGTGTGGTCGTGGTGTCCACGTCCCCGGACGTGACTCCGGTCATCGTCGGGCAGTGGATCAACCCCGACGCGGACGAGCTGAGCCTCATCACGGAGCAGCGGATCGAGTCCTCCACCGTGGCGTCGCAGGAGGCCGCGGACAACCTCGCCCGGATGACGGGTGAGCGGTGGCGCCGCCCGCAGCAGTCGGTAGAGGTGACCGTCCCGGCCCGCCCGGACCTCGGTTACCGGGACCGGGTCGCGTTGACCCGTCAGCGGGCCGCCGTGTCCGGGGTTTTCGCGGTCGGCGGGTGGGAACTCTCCCTCGCGGGGCCGGACACGGACCCCGCGTTGATGCGCGTGACGATGATGACGAGGCAGTGATGGACCCGATCACGGAGTACGCGCAGGAGCTCGCGCGTGAGGACTCGCTGCGGGTGATCGGCGGCACGGTCGTGGAGGCCGTCGACGGCACGCATGTGCGGGTCGACATCGGCGGCCGCGCTGTGACGGCGTACGGGTCGGGCGCGGTGGGGTCGGCGGTGCGGCTCGTCGTCGGGCGCGGCACCTGCGAGGTCCTCGGGTCCCCAGGCGGCTCCGCCTGGACCGCGCCGACCCTGACCAATGGATGGGTGGACTTCCTTGCGGGGGTCGCCCCCACGGCATACCGCAAGGTCGGTGACGTGGTGGAACTGCGGGGTGCGATCAAGTCGGGGACGCTCGCGTCGACGGCGTTCACCCTCCCTGCCGGATTCCGCCCTGCGTCGGGCATCCACATCTTCTACGCGGTGGCGCAGCCGGGCGGCGCCCGGATCGACGTGGGCGCTGACGGCACCGTGACCGTCCGGTCCTACATGTCCTCGGGCACGAACGCGCTCGTGTCTCTCGCCGGCATCCGCTACTCGACCAACTAAGGAGCTCTCGTGCCGACCTTCGGACAGTCCCCCAATCACGTCGTCGAGGTCCCGGACACTGGCGGCCAGGTGCGCCGCCCCACGTCTGGGGCAGCCTTGACGGTGCGGGACCTGTCGGGGCAGCCCGTGACCGGCCTGACCGTGGGGCCGTACGGGTATGTCACGGGCTCCACCCCGGCCGGGGTGCATGTGGTGCAGGTCTCCGCCGATGGCGGGTCGTCGTGGCGGACGCTGGTCTCGGTGGAGGCTGAGACGGTGGTCGCTCCCGCGTGGGCGCCGTCCGTGACCTCCCCGCACGTCGCGGCCGCGCTGGCGCGGATCGCGGCCGGTGAGACCGTCCCGGTCACCGTCGTCGGTGACTCGATTGCTGGCGGTGTGTCGTGGGGGGCGGGTGGCGCGGACACGGCGTGGCCGTACCGTCTCGTGTCGTCGCTGGGCACGCTGCGGGGCCGGTGGGGGGCGCCTAATCAGTACGTCGCCGGGGACGCGATTTCCTACGTCTACGGGTCGGGCGTGGCCGGCCCTGACTTCGAGGGGCATGTGCTGTTGGACTCCGGCGAGCAGGTCACCGTGTCCTGCTCGACCCCCTCGACCACGATCAAGGTCCGCTACCTCAACTCTGGGGGCTTCTTCGGAACGGCCGGGACGGTGCAGGTCACCGTCGACGGCGGCGCCCCGGTGACGCTCACCCCGACCGGCGCGAGCACGCAGGGCGAGTGGACGACGACGGTCGCCTCGGGCACTCACTCCGTCGTCGTCACGAACACTGGCGGCGCGGGCACCATCCAGCAACTCTCCGGCATCTACTTCGGCACGGCGTCGGCGGGGGTCGTCCTCAACAACGCCGCCATCCCCGGCACCCGTACCGATGACTGGATGGCCTCGCACTGGATCAGCCAGTGGTCCAACACCGGCCGCGAGTCCGGCGGGCTCGCGTTGTTGTCGCTGGGCACCAACGACGCGGCGGGCGACCCCGCGCCCCTGACCCCGCTGGCGACCTACCGCACCAACCTCGCCGCCCTCGCCGACCGCATCATCACCGACCTGACCAAGGCACTCGTCGTCGTCATCGCGCCCCCGGCGTCCGCGACCCCGGCCGCACGGTGGGCACAGTACGTCGCCGCGGCACGGGCCGTCGCCGCTGAGCGCAGCCTGCCGGTGGTCGACATGTCCGCCCGGTGGGGCACGTGGGCTGCCGCGGATGCGGCCGGGCTCATGGCCGACGTGACCCACCCTGGCGCGCTCGGCTACCTGGAGATGGCGCGGGCGATCGCCCGAGGCATCGGGGCCTGACATGACCGGCATCCGTCACTGACTGGAGGGGGTGAGCCCGTGGACCTGACCGCGCTGCCCTGGAGCACTATCACCCCCACGGGCGTACTCATCATGCTCCTGGCCTACCTGCTCCGCTCGGTCGCCTCAGGCACGTGGGTGTCACAGCGTGAGCTCGACGCCATGACCTCGGACCGGGACTGGTGGCGCGATACCGCCGAGAAACGCAGCGATGCCAACGACATCCGCGCCGGTGCGTTCGAAGAGACGCTCGAAAACACACGCATCATCCGCGACATCGTGAGGGCGCTCCCCCGGCCGGAGGGTAGCGGGCCGTGATCCACGTCCTCCAGCGTCTCCTCCATGTCGGGCCGCGCACGTCCCTGACGCCACCGAGCGTGCGGGCTGCGGCGGCGGCGCGGACCGAGGAGGACCTGCGGCGTGCCGAGGAGCAGGCGCGGCAGGCGCAGGCGCTCACCGAGCAGATCCGGGAGCGGCGCCGAGTCAACGGCTTTGCGGAGGCCATGATCCAGCTCTGGGAGGGGCATCAGTGAGTAGCAGGTCCCGGAAGCTGGCCGTCATCGCGGCCGCCCCGGTGGTCGTCCTGACCCTGCTGTGGGTGGTGCATGTGGAGTATCTGCTCCTCGTCGCGAACGCGGCGGCGACGCTGTCGCTGCTGGCGCTGCTGGCGACGTATCACCGGTACACGACGAGGACGGCGAGGACGACGGCGGTGGGCAGGTCCACGGTCGCGCTCAAGGGCTCGATTCTCGTCCTCGCGGTGGGTGGTCTGGTGCGTCGCATCGGGGAGCAACTGGAGCTGGCCGGGTCGGTCCGTGCGCCGGTGATGCTGGACCAGGTCGCGGCGACGATCGCCTACCTCGGGTGGGTGCTGATGGCGGCGTCCACCACATGGCGGCTCGTGGTGATGGCCCGCTACCTGCGGCGCCGACCCGGCGTCGGCGCACCACCCCCCAACTGACCCCACTCTCGCCCCCCTCTCCTCTGGAGGTCTTTGTCATGCCTGTGCTCCGTCGCGTCCTCGCGCTCCTGGCCGCGATGCTCCTCGCCGCCCCCGTCGCTCTCGCGGACCCGATGCCCGTCACCGGGCAGGGTCACGTGCAGAACCTCGGGTGGATGCCGACGTCGACCACAATCATCGGCACCACCGGCAAGTCGTTGCGCATGGAGGCCCTGAAGATCAAGGGCTGGCCGATCACGTACCGCGCACACGTACAGAACATCGGCTGGATGCCGTGGGTGGTCGTGGGCTACGACGAGTTCGCCGGAACCACCGGTCGTTCGCTCCGGATGGAGGCGGTGCAGGCTCGGCTGGACCCGGTCGCGGCTGAGCGGTACGCGATTGAGTACCAGTGCCATGTGCAGGACCTCGGGTGGCTCGCGTGGACCCGCGATGGCGGCACCTGTGGGACCACGGGGCGTTCGCTCCGGATGGAGGCCATCCGGATGCGGGTCGTCGAGCGCACCTCGACGCCTGAACCGACCGCGACGCCCACCCCTGAGCCGACCGCCACCCCGACCCCCACGGCCACGGCCACCCCGCCCGCGGAGGGCACGACGAGCATCGCGGTCACCGCCGACACCGGCGTCGACGACCCGGCCGGGCACGCCGTCATGGACGCAATCGGCCGCTCCGGTGCCGGACTCGTCTCCATCCTCGGCGACCTCGCCTACCAGCCGGGCCGCGCCGCCGACTACTGCGCCATGGTCTCTGCCCGCGTGGCCGCCCCGGTGCTCCTCGCCCCAGGGAATCACGAGGCTCAGAGCGGCGACGGACCCTACTCGGCGTTCGTGTCGTGCCTGCCGGATCGGGTGGGCGTGTCCGGGGACTACGACGCCGGGCACTACTACGTCGACCGTGGCCCGGTCCGCTACATCGTCATGAGCCCGAACATCGCCCTCCCCCAGGGCAACCGCAGCTATGCGCGGGGCACGGTCGAGCGCGAGCAGGTCAAGGACTGGATTGACGCCGCTAAGGCCGAAGGCCGGTGGGTCGTCGTCGGGATGCACATCCCGTGCCTGACCAACGGCACCCACCAGTGCGAGCGGGACGCCTCCATCGACGAGATGCTCATCGGCAAGCACGTCGATGTCGTCCTCGCCGGGCATGACCACACGTACGGGCGCACGCACCAGGTCACCGGGACCGCGCTCGCGCCGGTCGTCGTGGACCGCGACAACGCCTACGCGGCGGGTGCCGGCACCGTCTACGTGATCGCGGGCAACGGCGGCCACAACCCTCGCGCCGCCACCGTCACCGGGGGCGTATGGGCGACCAGCCTGTCCGGGGCCACGGCCGGGTATGTCCGCGTCGACGCGACCGCGTCCCGGCTCTCCGTCACCGGGGTCGGCGTGACCGGACCCCTGTCGGACTCGGCCACCATCACCCGCTGACCGTCACCGACCGCTGGGCGGCTGCGGCGTGGGCCGCGTACGCCCGCGGCGACACCATCACCGCCCACGTCCTGTGGGCGTGCATCGCAGACCTAGAGGAGGACCGCATGCCACGGATCATCCCCCGCGCCGAGTGGGGCTTCACCGGGTGGGCCACCACCCCGAGCCGGGTCGCCACCTCGCAGCGGACGGGATTCTTCGTCCACTACGAGGGCGGCACGTCCACGAGGGGCGCGACCGGGCCGGGTGTGCCCCGAGCCATCCACGCCTACCACCGCTCCCTCGGGTGGGCCGGGATCGGCTACTCGTGGGTGGTCACGCAGGACGGCGCGATCTACGAGGGCCGCGGATGGGACTACTCCGGCGCCCACTGCCCCGGCCACAACACGTCGGCGTGGGCCGTGCAGGTCCACATCGGCGGCGACGACAAGCCCACCGACGCTGCCCTGCATGCCGCCCGCTGGCTCTACAACCAGGCGTGCGCCCGCGCCGGCCGGACCCTCACGAAGTACGGGCACCGGGACGGCATCGCCACCTCGTGCCCCGGCGACCGGCTCTATGCGTGGGTCAAGGCTGGGATGCCCGACCCTGGCGCGACCGGTGACCCGACCCCGCAGACCGTGTGGGGTCAGGGCGACACCGGCGAGAAGGTGCGCGAAATCCAAGCGATCGTCGGCGCGACCGTGGACGGCGACTGGGGGCCGCTGACCACCGCCGCCGTGAAGACGTGGCAGACCGCGCACGGCCTCACCGCGGACGGCCTGTGGGGTCCTGACTGTGAGGCCGTCGCGAAGACATCGAGCACCACCCCGACCACCCCACTCCCCATGGAGGACAGCGACATGCGCATCATCACGGACGGCACCCGGACGGCCCTGGTCGGGCCGGGCTACATCTGCACCCTCGACACGCCTGAGTCGGTGGAGGTCGTCAAGGCCCTCGCGCCCGTCGTCGCCGGCAATGCGCGCCAGTTCGACCTCTGGGCTGCCGCGTGCCTGCAGGGCCGGGTCGCGGCCGGTCAGGTGGGTGTCCCCGCGGACCTCGCCGCGCAGGTCGTGGATGCTCTCGGCGCCCGGATCGGCGGTGCGCGATGACCGGCCCGAGCCTGTGGACCGGCGCGTTCTGGCGGGCCGCGGTCGAGCGTGCGGTCAAGACCGGCGCGCAGACCCTCGCCTCGCTCCTCGTCGCAGACGGGACCGGCCTGCTGGACTCGCAGTGGGTGCCGCGCCTGTCGGTGGCCGGGATGGCGATGCTCGTCTCGGTCCTGACCTCGATCGGGTCCGACGCCGCGACCGGGCATGGTCCCTCGCTCACGACCGCCGAGGTCCTGCCGCACGATGCCGTCCCGCCCGTGGAGTCGGTCTACTCCTCGGACACCAAGGCGGGCGCGGCCTACTACGACCCCAAGCACGACCGCCCGTGACTGCCGACCTCGGCGTCCGGCGCGCTCTCGACGCGCGCATGTGCCGTGCTGACCAGCGGTGGTGGGGCACTATCGCCGGTCTCGCGCTCACCTCCGCCGCACTCCTGACCCTCGCCCGACTCCTCGACAGGGAGGCCCGCCAGTGACCAACCTCGCGCACGTCACCATCAACCTCGACCGCATGGACGGCACCGACAACGTGCGCGGCGGCTACGTCGTCTTCGACCCCCGCGTCGACGTTCCCCACGCCCCGACCCATATCCACGTCCAGACCGTTACCGTCGTCCTCGATGACACCGGCCGCGGGGAGACCGACCTCGTCGCCGGGATCGCGTACGCCGTCTTCTCCAACCGGCTCAGGAGCGGCCACACCATCGCCCCCCTCGCAGCAGGGCAGACGGTGGACCTGTCGCAAGTCATCACCACCGGCACGTCCCTGACACCCTCGGAGGGTGCGGCACTCGCGGCCAGGATCGCCGTCCTAGAGGATGCCCCACCGGGTTCCTACGACGACACCGAGGTCCGGGCGCTCATCACGTCCGGTGACGCTGCCACCCTCACCGCCGCGAAGGCGTACGCGGACGGCATCACCCCGCCCCCACCGGACCTGTCCGGGTATGCCACCGATGCCGACCTCGCCGCCCATGCGCACGATGCCAGCGGCATCACCTCCGGCGTCCTCGACCCGGCCCGCCTCGGCACCGGCACCCCGAGTGCATCCACGGTGCTCTACGGCGATGGGGCATGGAAGGCTGCGCCCACGGGCGGAGGCGGATCGGGTTCTGGCCTGTCCGGCACCGGCTCGCCCGAGGGAGTCGTCACGGCTCCGGTCGGCACCGAGTACCTCGACACCGCAGGCACTCGCGGCGCGTGGCGGTGGCTTAAAACATCTGGTGTTGGAAATACCGGCTGGACCGTCACATATGGCGATACCGGGTGGCGAGACGTTGCCCACTCAGGGCTTTCCTCTGGCTCAATCCGGCTCCGACGCCTCAATAATAATGTCCATGTTTTTCTCGGCGGAGGTTTGTGGGGAATTTTCGCTCTCACGGAAAGCCCGGCTGCTTATGCTGTTCCTACCGGATTTAAGATTGGTCTCTGGACTTCGTTGGCGAGGATGGTCAGGGACTCGGGCAAAACGGACGCGGGTCACATTCAGATCGACCAGGGTAACAGCTCTGTTATCCTTTTTTACCCTACCGTCCCAGCAGGGACATATGTGCTCCTTACGTCGGCATTGACCTACGTGACTTCCGATCCTTGGCCCACCAGCCTTCCCGGAACTCCAGCGTGAGGACCTGACCCATGACCACCTACGCCACCTGACCCTCGCGCCCAGCCGGCGCCACCTCGGCCCCCACTCTGCTCCGGCAGGGTGGGGGCCGCTTCGTCATATCCGGCGCCCGCAGGGATCTGGGCCGGGCTCACCGGGCCGAGTCGCGCCCACGACGCAGCCGGCCGATCCATGCCTGCGACAGGCCGGTGACCTGCGCGAGCCGATACGGGGTGTGCCCGGCCTCCATGGCCCGCCCGAGCGCCGAGTGCAGCCCATCACGGGCTACCGCCAGACGGCGCTCCGCGAGCCGGTATGCCGCGAGCTCGTCGGCGACCATGGCCTCAGCGCGCTGCTGGGCGCGCTCGCTCGCGCTCTGCTCGTCGTCCTCGCCACCGCCGGCGATGCGGACCCACTCAGCCTCGTCATCGGTGCCGCTGGCCTCGATCGCGTCGATGACCCGCTCAGCGTCGGCGGGGTCCTCCCACGCGGAGGGGTTGACCCACGCCTCGATCTCGTGTCGCTGCGCCACGGCTCAGGCCTCCATGCCGGCGAGGCGGACACCGACCGAGTGGCCGAGGTGGCGGGCGTCGCCCTGGAAGGCGCCGAGACCGAGGGCGGCGGTGTGGTCGGCGCCGAGGCGGCCGAAGTCGACCTTGATGGCGGGGCCCCAGGAGCCGACCCGCTTGACCATGGCGTACCTGTCGTCGGTGTCGCGGATGAGGACCTCGCCGGAGGGGTTGTAGTCGGCGGTGGCGGTGATACCGCGGGAGGCGAGCGAGGAGATGATGGCCTCAGCGGCGTCCTTGATGTTGTGGCCCTGGAAGTCGTGGTTCTTGTAGCTGTGGCTCTGGTGGTCGCTCATCGTTGCCTTCCTCGGGCCGGTCCGTCCTGCCCTTGTGAGAACTACTATACACGGTTTAGCAGGAGATGCAACACTGAGTTTAGTACTGCAACGCACTCGGGCGTGTCGCGTCTGCTCCGGCAGGGTGGGGGCCTTTCGTCATGCCCATCCCGCGAGCGAGTGACCGATAACTACACTTATTGACCTCATGGGACTAAACTTACGCCCATGCACGCCTCCCCCGCAACCGCCTACGTCGACCACCTAACCCACGAGCGACGCCCAGCCAACACCGTGGCCGCAGCTCGGCGAGTCCTGCGATCCCTCCCCGACGCCGACACCGCCACCCGCGAGGACGTCGAAGCGTGGTGGGCGTCACGCGCCCACCTGTCGCCCGCCACCCGCTCCAACGACCTCGCCATCCTCCGCACCTTCTACGCATGGTGCCGCCGCTGGGAGCACCGCGACGACGACCCGACACTGAGGATCGACGCCCCCAAGGTGCCCCGCGGGCTGCCCCGGCCCATGTCGCGCGCGGACCTCACCCGACTCCTGCCCACCCTGCCCGACGACCTGCGCCGCGCCGTGTGCCTGGGCGCCTACGGTGGGCTGCGCGTCTCCGAGGCCGCCGCACTCACCTGGCACGACGTCGACCTCGAGACCCGCCGCATCCGCGTCCTCGGCAAAGGAGGGAAGACGCGCCTAGTCGGCATGTCCCCGCTGCTGCTGGACGAGCTGCTTCCCGACACGGGCGGCAACGTCGTCACCGCCGGCGGCGCCCCCTACTCGGCCGCCACGCTCCAACGCCGGGTGAACCGCGCCATCAGGGCGGCCGGCGTCGACTGCACCTACCACCAGCTACGCCACCGCTTCGGCACGGTCGCGCTCGCCGCGACCGGGAACCTCCTAGCCGTGTCCCGCGCTATGGGCCATGCGTCCCCAGCGACGACCGCGATCTACGCCGCCACGTCTGACGCCGACCTCGACGTCATCGCGGATGCCGTGACCCGCTAGGCGCCCAGGAAAGATTTTTGGCGCGCCCCCTTGCGAACGACCCCCGGCATGTCTAAGTTGGGCACATGACCACACCATCCGACTACCTGACGGTCACCCAGGCCGCCCGTGAACTCAACCTCACGCGCCGCGCCGTCGTCCACCGCATCGCAGCCGGCACCCTCGCCGCGACCAAGGTCGGAGAGGCCCGGACCAACGCCTACATCATCGAGCGCGCCGAGATCGAGCGCGCCAAGGGTGAGCGGGTCTCGGCATGAGCGTCGTTGACGAGGCACAACTCTTCGAGATCGAACAGCCCCCGCCAGTGTCACTGGCCGACAAGTTCGGCGTGCCGCCAATGTCTGTGCTCGACCGTCGTGGTGGTGAGTGGCAGGACCGCAAGCGTCGATGGGGGTCGCTCGGGATGCAGTCCGAGTTAGGCCGAGACGCGGGCGCTTCCAAGTCGATGGTCGAGGGCGATCATTTCATGGCACGACTACTGCGTGGCGAGACTGGCGATATGGGCGTGATGCTCGGCGGTGGCGTCAGCATCTTTGACCCCGTCGTCTGTGAGTTGGCCTACCGCTGGCACACCCTCCCAGGGGACCGCATCCTAGATCCATTCGCGGGCGGCTCCGTCCGCGGCATCGTCGCGTCCACCCTCGCCCGCTGGTACGTCGGCGTAGACCTCCGCGGCGAGCAGATCGAAGCCAACGAGGCGCAGGCTCACCTCGGCTCAGACATTGCGCCCCGGTGGATTCAGGGCGACTCTGCGCGGCTGTCCGACCATCTAGACCCAGTCGACGAGTTCGACATGGTGTTCTCGTGCCCGCCGTATGCCGACCTGGAGGTCTACAGCGACAACCCCCGCGACCTGTCGCGGATGCCGTACGAGGAGTTCCGCGAGACTCACGCCCGGATCATCGCGGCGGCCACGGCGCGATTGCGAAACGACCGCTTCGCGGCGTGGGTGATCTCAGACGTGCGCGACAAGCGGGGCGCATACCGCGGCCTCGTCGCCGACACGATCCGAGCCTTTGAGGCGGCCGGGCTGTCGTTCCACAACGACGCCGTCCTGCTCGACCAGGTAGGCACCGCAGCAGTTCGCGCCGAGCGCCCATTCCGGGCCACGCGCAAACTCACGCGGGTACACCAGCACCTCCTCATCTTCGTGAAGGGCGACGCCAAGCGCGCCGCCACCCGACTGGAGGACGCGTCATGACCGCCCTCATCCACATCGCCCTCGGCGCCCTCGGCGCACTCGCCGCCCTCGTCATGGTCGCCGCGTCCCTGGCCTACCTCGCGGGAGTCACCCGCCGCTGACACCCGGTCCCGTCGCGTGCAGCTCTCCCCCACCGACCGCGCCGGGACCGGGCCACAACCGAAAAGCAGCGGGCCGCTCAGCCCCAACCACGAGACGAGCGGCCCAACTACCGAGAGGAATCATCCCATGAGCACCACCACAGCACCACTCACCATGGCCGAGCGTGCCGCGCTCGCGTCCGACCTCGCCGACTGGATCACCGACGCCGGTGGCGAAATCAAGTCGCTCAGTGTCTACCGACGCGAGGGCGACTTCTTCGGCTGCGCGATCGTGTTCCACGTCGGCGGCAACGAGGCTGGCGTGGACGCGTGCGCTGACCTTCTCAGCCTCGGCAAACCGGATGAGCACGCCGCGTTCTACGAGCGGGCCGGGACCGTGCGCGGGCTGAGTGTTGCCGTGTTCTCGAGCCGATCCAAGCCTGTGTGCACGTGCATCGCCGGGTGCCACCACGCGGCGGTGACGGCATGAGCATCGCCCCCGACCGCGCCCACTGGCTCGACGAGCTCACGCTCGACGCCGGCGCCCACCATGACGCCACCCCCGGCCAGTGGTGCCTCATGGAGGCCACCGCCTACCTCGCCGGAGAGCCGTGGAGCGACCACCCCGCGTGCGTCTCCCCAGTCCTCGGCGCGTACGGGCGAGGCCTTAACGATGCGTGGGATGACGTGCAGCGCCAGCAGCTGGTTCCGTTCATCCCGCGACTGCTCGGCACCGCCGACGACGGGCAGGATGAGGCGCGGTCCTATCTCGCGCTGGATTGGCTGCTGCGGACCTACACGCCCGCGTGGCTGGATCTGGCGGGGCACATGGCTGAGGCTGCGGCCCTGCGTGAGCATCGCCGCATCGTGGACATGGCCGCGGTCCGGTCGATCGAGCCCGCCGCGCAGGCCGCGCAGGCGGCGGCATGGTCGGCGGCATGGTCGTCGGCAGAGTCGGCGGCAGAGTCGGCGGCACGGTCGGCGGCAGGGTCGGCGGCATGGCGGGCGGCACGGTCGGCGGCATGGTCGGCGGCAGGGTCGGCGGCAGGGCCGGCGGCATGGCGGG